TCAAAAACCCTGTTCGCTGCGCTCATACCAGTTTTTTTTGTACCCAAACCTGTGAGCAAGCTCACGTTTGGGCACAAAAAAAGCCTGGTACTTCCGTACCAGGCTTTTTGATTTGTCGGGGTGACAAGATTTGAACTTGCGACCCCTCGCCCCCCAGGTGTGTAATTTTTCTTTTATTTTAGTTGTATTCTTTTGAATTTCATTATATTTGTAATGATATAATGTTATTGAAAATAAAGCCATATATTGATGTATTTTGATAAAAAACGGCAGGAAAACGGCAGGACATAAATTGAAGTAAAAAACGGCAGGAATGTAAAAAAAACGGCAGGAATGTAAATTCACACCAAATGTAATGAAAAAATACTACTCAATAAAATTAATTGGAGGTAAAAAAAGTAAACTGAAAGATGGATCTTCTCCGGTTGGTTTGGTTGTTCGAAAGGCAGGAAATAGAAAGATTATTTTTTTGGGAATTTCGGCATTCCCTGAACAATGGAATGATGAATTCCAGTTATACGCTGTTGATAAACGGAACACAAATCTTCATCCTGACAGGGAAAAGAATAACAGCTGGCTTTCCGGAGTCAAAAAACGCTGCAATAAGATTATTGAAGAGTATGAGGAAAAAAAGATTGATTGGACATTAAGACAATTTGAACAGAAATACCTGAATAAATCAAAGCATACAGGAGTTAGGGACTATTTTCTGAAACACATTGAGAAGCTTGAACGGGCCGGCAAAATTGGAAATAAAAAAGCATACGAAAATACATTGTATATGCTTGAGCTTTTCGATCCAATGTTTCATCGGTTGATGTTTAATGATGTCGATTTAAAATATATCAGTGATTTTGATGAATACCTTAGCATCGAACGGGGTGCAGCAAACAATACAATTAAATATTACATTAAAACATTTCGTTCGCTGCTAAATAAAGCCATTAAAGATGGTGAAGCATCTGAAGTAAATTATCCATTTGGGAAAAACGGTTACAGCATCTCATCACTGGAACAGGAAACGGAAAAGCGATATCTGCCAAATGTATATATTGAAAAACTAAAAGATGCCGAATTGAAAAGCCACACAATGCAATGGGTAAGTAATCTCTTTCTTTTCTCATATTTCTGCCAGGGAATGAGCTTCATTGATGTTGCTTTTCTTACTAAAGACAATATCCTAGTTTTCGAAGGCGGAAAATATATCGCATATAGGAGACAGAAAACTGAAAGCAAAAATTCTAAAATCATCCGGATTAAAATTACTGATAAAATTCAGCAGCTTCTGGACTGGTTCAGTCAGAACACGACACTTGTAGAAAACTACATTACACCATGTATAACCATTGAAGGCTACAAGGGAGAACAGCTTTACAACCATATCCGGGATAGGTATCGTAAATATAATAAACATCTTAAAACCTTGGGGGAAACATTGGGGTTTGAAGGCATTAGGTTAAGCAGTTACATGTCGCGACATAGTTATGCAATGCGATTAAAAAACAGCGGAATTCCTGAAGATGTTATTTCGGAAGCTCTTGGACATAAGGACCTATTGACGACTAAAATATACCTGGATTCATTCCAGAAAGATGAGATTGCAAAAGCAAATGAATTACTGTAAATAAGAAAACAATGTGTGCAATGTATTTCGATGCTAAATTAGATGGCGACCAGCTACAAAGGGATATAAATGAGATAAATGCCAATCTCAGAAAAACTCTGGAAGAAGGCAGGGCGCAATTGATCGAAGAACTCGAAAAGGAAAATAGTAAATTAAATGAGTATGTTTTATATTCGGACAATCCTGTACTAATAGATTGGTGGGGGTATTACAAGAGGGTTGTGTCCGAAGATTACAGCATGCAAAGAATGATTAATCTCAGATTGTCATTTTTGATTTTTGTAAATTACCTCCAATACAAAGAAAAACAGGGAGAGTTAAAAGAATTCGTAAAATCAAAGCAGGGGGGCTATTTATCATCATGGAAGGAATTTTCCGAAATATTTTTAAACAGCAATGATTTTTTGAATTCTGTATTACCCCAAATAAGCAAAAAGAATTATCTAAAGTACGAAGGCTTAACTTTCAAATATCTGGATAAGTTGTATAAAGGGGAAAGGCCACCACAATTTAAACATTCAGAAATATTTGTAAATGTTATACAGTCTGATGATTTTAAATTTATATCGGAAACTTACTTTAAATATGCCCATAGCAATGAAAGCGGTGAGAAGGAAGATAAAAAGCCGATAAAAACCAATTCCGTAAGACCGGTATTCGATGAAGAAATCAGAAGTGATGTAATTAAAAATCTCAAACACTTATTTTCACCCGAAAAGGAATTTGAAAATTTCATTAATGGCAAATTGATTAATGGGAAAATTGATTTCAGCGGCAAACAAGCAAAGCTTGCGGGACTGCTTATACAATTAAAAAGAGATGGTGAAGTTAATTCGGGGACACATGAGCAGACTTATGAATTTTTAAAAAATACTTTCACAATAAATGGCAAGGACATAAGCTCCAAACAAATTTTAAAATATCTAACCGGTAAAGCAAAAATATCTGAATCAAATATGATTCATCTTTGAAAGTAGTTTAAACTTGTAGGGTTTAAAATGGGGGTGCTTTTGGGTACCCCTATTTTTTATGGGTTTTACTGGGATTAGTTTTGATTCAAATTGTAAAAATAAATAGTATGGAAATCGAAACTAATAAAATTACGGATGAGACTCCAATATCCTTTTTAACCGTTGGCCAGTTAAAAAAAATACTCAGTATTCCTTCACAAAGGGAAGCAGTAAAAAATGAAATTCCTGAAATTTTCGGACCTCAATTAGCTTCAGAATTGTCTGGTTATAAAATGTCAACAATTTATGCCAAAACGTCCAGGAATGAAATTCCGCATTTTAAAAGAGACAATAAAGTATTATTCCGCAAATCGATATTTTTTGAGTGGTTGACAGAGAATAAAATTGAAACCAAAGCAGAATATTCTAGGCGGATGGATCGTAGATTAAGCAAAATTGAAAGATAGCCATGAATCAGCAACCTAATCCAGAAATTTACGGAATTGGCCTTGACCTTGCCTCCGGGGAACTTGATCTTTTCCCTATCGCAGAAAAACCCGAAAATCATTCATTCGGGATGTTTGTCAGCCACAGAACCGGCACCTTGTGTCAGATGGAAACATTGCGGCAAAATGTCATTAACAAATCTCTTGGAACCTTAAGAAAATTAAAATGAGTCAGGGATGGATCAAACTACATAGAAAGATTCAGAATAACTCATTATGGTTATCTGAGACCTTTACACGTGGTCAGGCGTGGGTCGATCTACTTCTGTTGGCAAATCACAAAGATGGATTTTTTTATAAAAGAGGGGTTAAGGTGAATGTTGAACGTGGTCAAGTTGGTGTAAGTGAAGTTGGATTAAGTGATCGATGGAAGTGGTCAAGAAATAAAGTAAGAAAATTTTTAAAAGACCTGGAAAAAGAACAGCAGATTGAACTGCACAAAAGCAATGTAACACAATTAGTTACAATCATAAATTATAAAGAATATCAACAAAAAGAACAGCAGATTGAACAGCAGAAGGACAACAGAAGGACAGCAGAAGGACAGCAGAAGGACACAAACAAGAATGTTAATAATGATGATACTGATAAGAAATTTATTTATGATGAAATTTCAGTAAAATTTGAAATGTTCAGAAAAAAATATCCCGGAACCAAAGGAGGATTAAAAACTGAGCTTGATAACTTTCTTAAGAAAAATGAACCTGAGATTATAGATCAACTCCTGCCAGCTCTTGAAAAAGAAATTTCCCACAAAGAACAACTTCAAAAGGCAGAAGAATTTTGTCCCCCCTGGAAACACCTTTCAACATGGATTAACAAAAAAAATTGGGAACAGGAATTTCCCGAAAATATTTCAATTAATATAATCAATAAAAATGGAAAAAGAAAAAAAGGAATTAACGAAGGAGACATTACTTCAAGCTCTGGATACAATTAATGAGCAGGCTGATAAATTTATTTACTGGTATGTCTATTCTCTTCTTTACAAGAGCAAGTATATTGAACTTGATGGTGAAACTATTTACTTACCCTATTTCGGTAAGGATGAAAATGTAATATTTAGGTTATTTGATGCCTTTCTGAAAATAAAATATCCCGGATATGATATTTTGGAGACCAGCAAAGAACTTGTTATAAAATTAATCAAAGTGGCTACCGGTGAAGCCGAAAGGCCGGGAATCATCCTGCAGGGGCCTGTTGGTACCGGTAAAACTTTTTTAATCCTAACTTGGTTAGAATTTCGATTAAAAGTTATCAATGCTTATCCTGTTGAAAGACGAAATGATATTCAGCATTCAAAGATTAAAGCTCCTTCAATCATTCGATATTCACCCATTGAGTTAAGAACAAATTTTTTTCAAGATGGATATGCATTTATTGAAAAAGGAGCAGGTAATGCCAGAAAAGAACACAACAGAGGAGAAATAATGTTCATTGATGATTTTGGATTGGGTGCAATTGTGAACTATTTCGGAGCTGAAGTAAATATCCTGGAAGAATTAATTTACAAAAGATATGAAGAATTTAAAAGGGCTTCAAACTTTGAATTTTATTGTACTACCAATCTGAGAAGAAAAGATGTTGAGGATAATTTCAATCCACGCTTTTACAGCAGGGTTTACGAAATGGCTAGCTGGGAACCATTCACCGGAGATGATAGGCGCAAAGGAAGTGGACTAATAAAACAATGGCCAATGCTTCCAGAACTTCAATTAGAAAGACCTGAGAGATGGTAAAGGATAAACAGCGCCCGGAATTACGACAGTCCCTAAAAAGCAAAAAAAATCTTTTATACAAGCGAAGGACCAGGCGCAAAATTGAACGCCTGATCCTGCTTTCCAGGGAAATGATTCAAGGTACAATCATAGATTTTGATGAGCTAAATGACATTGATTTTAGGCTGCAATTTTTATCAAAAAGATACCATTCTTGGTAAAAAAGTGGCAAAATGTATAAAACAGGCAAATGTTAAAAATATAAAATACTGTATATCAATTACTTAATTTTCTATTGAACACAATACTAATTATAAGACCATGAAACAAAGGCTAACTTTCTACGAAAAGCAACACTTACAGCGGATGATCCAGCAACAGGGGTCAATCAAGTACATCTATGATGATTTTATCCGTAAAGTAGGTGTTCACATGACCGGATGGACCGATACTGGCTCAGGGGACATCTGGATGCGTAACAAGAGAATCGAGAACGCTATTCAAAAGGAATTAACAGAACTGCATAGTAAAATGTTGTTGAACATGGATGACTTTGCCACCGATGCCTGGAAACGCAGCAATCTCAAAAATGATGAGCTTGTTTCTGCTTTTATTAAAGACATGGCAATAAGTGAAACAGCCAAAAAGGGGATGTTTGCCCGCAATGCCGATGCCTTTAAGGCATTTATGAATCGAAAATCATCTGATGGATTAACGTTATCGGATAGGGTTTGGCGGGTAATGGGTTCAGCAAAAGAGAACATTGAGTTTTACCTTGAATCGGGGTTAAGTACTGGCAGGCCGGCAGCATTGATTAGCCAGGATGTAAGACAGCTACTCAAAGAGCCTGATAGAATATTCCACAGGATAAGAAACTCAAAAGGCAAGCTGGTACCTTCGGCTCCAATGGCGGCTTATCATCCCGGAACGGGTGTATATCGGAGCAGTTACATGAATGCCTTGAGATTGGCTGTAACCAACACCAACGAGATGTATAGAACAGCGGATCACGACAGATGGAAAAGCCTCCCTTTTGTGATTGGCTTTGATGTGAAACGATCTGCCAATGCAGCTGATGATTGCCCTATCTGTGAGGCAATGGTAGGACGGTATCCGAAAGAATATTTATTTAGGGGAAATCATGCATTTTGTATCTGCTATGCTACTCCGGTTTTAAACAACGAAGATGAGTTTGTTGATGCCTTAGTTAATGATGACTTTTCGGCCGTAAAACAAATAGAGGACCTGCCAACAGGTCCCAGGAGCTTTATTCAGGAGCAGATTGATAAAGGTAAACTTACCAAAGATTCTTATTTCCTGAGGCAGAATAAGCAGTTTTTCAAATAAATTCCCCCAAATCAAACCCTCTTATATTTTAAGTTGAACAGCAAAAATTTAATTCCATGAAAGACAGAACACGTTTTGGAAATTCCAGAAGAAGTAACAGGGCACCAAAAACCGACTCCGATAGGGTTCTAAATGAAAAGATCAAAAGCGAGGAATGGAGAGCAGGAATGAAACCTAACAAATAAATTTTAAAATGTCAGCACTATATTTTGATGCCCGGATCGATAATTCACAACTTCAACGGGATATTGCCCAAATAAATAAAGACATATCCGGTCTTTCTAATCACATGAAAAAAGAGGGCCGGGAGATGGATAATATTACCAGCCGGTTAGGTGCAGGACTGGCAGGTGCCTTTTCTGTGTTCGCGGCAGGTAGTTTTATAAAAGATATTGCCAGGGTCCGGGGGGAGTTTCAACAGCTTGAGGTTGCATTTGAAACGATGCTGGGCAGCAAGGAGAAATCAGATAAACTAATGGCAGAGGTTGTTGATTTCGCAGCAACCACTCCTTTTGAATTATCGGAGGTTGCATCCGGGGCAAAACAGCTTTTAGCATACGGAACAGCCGCAGAAGACATAATTCCTACATTAAAATCATTAGGTGACGTTTCCGCTGGGTTATCGGTTCCCATTGAAAGACTTATACTAAACTATGGACAGGTCCGGACTCAGCTAAAATTGACAGGCCGCGAATTAAGGGATTTTCAGGTTGCGGGGGTTCCTATTGTTGCCGAATTGGCTAAAAACCTGAATGTATCCGAGCAGGCTATCCAGGACATGGTATCAGCCGGTAAGATTGGATTTGCGGATGTCGAAAAGGCATTCCAGAGCATGACCAATGAAGGGGGAAGGTTCTCAAACCTGATGGAGAAACAGGCCCTTACGATTACCGGGCTTGCTTCTAATTTTGCTGATGCGTGGGACCGGATGCTTAATTCAATAGGGCAGGAGAACGAAGGAATCATTGCCGGCTCCATCCAGGGCGCCATTACCCTTGTTGAAAACTATGAGGAGGTCATAAAGATATTAAAGGTACTGGTTGCAACATACGGAGCTTACAAAGCGGCTGTAATTGCTACAGCAGTTGTTGAGCGTGCCGCTGCTGCATCCGGAGCAGTCAGGGCATGGATTAACCTTGCGAGGGGAATAAAGTCAGCTAAGGATGCCCAGATAGCTTTTAACCTTGCATCTTCTGCCAATCCTTACGGAATCATCCTTGCTTCTATTGCTGCTCTTGTTTCTTACCTGGTCATCTTCCGGAAGGAAACAAAAACAACTCAGGATTATATTGAAGATTTAAATGATAGCATTGAAGGCATCGGAAGTCAGGTTGATGTTGATGATTTAATAGGACAATACAATAACCTTCAGAACAAAACAAACAAAACAGCCAAAGAGCAGGAAGAGTTAAATAGAATAGTAGGTGAATTGGCAAAACAGTTCCCCAGTGCAATTAGCGCAGTTGATGCATACGGTAAGGCTATTGAGCTTTCGGGAGAAAAGATTGATGAACTAAACAACAAAATAAAAAACAATAAACGTGAACTTGCAAAGGATAATCTTGCTGATTCACAGGAACAGGTCAATGAGAAACTTGCAGAGGCGAACAGGTTACTTGATGAAGCCAATGCAAAACAAATAAAAATATATGATCCTAAAACCGGACTTACCGAAACAAGGGATTTAACAGATTCCCAGATTCAGAAACGAAGGGAACAGGCAGATGAACTATTTAACGATGTTGCCAAACTACAGGAATCAATAACGAAACTGGAAAACCAGTTTTCGGGCATAGGTGTTATTGATGTGGAAAAATTCAAGAAACAGCATTCTGATCTTTTTAAGGATATTTCTACCCAAACAAAAGAACAGGCAGAAGAAACAAAAAACAGCCTTGAAAAACTGCTTGTGTATCAGTTTGGTGATGAAATTGCCAATACAATAAAAAGCCAGATTGATGTTTTGAATAACCATCTGGCGCTGCCAACAATTCAAAAGCAGATAGATCAGACTATTATTGATCTAAAAAAAGCACAGACGCAGCTTGAAAGCATGAGGGCTCCCGGATCGATATCTACAACCACCCAGATAACCGACAAAGAGGAAGAGATAAAGGCATTACAGGAAAAGCTTGATGCATTAACCGGCGTATCCAAAAAGGAAGCAGAAAAGCGGTTAAAAGAACAGCAGAAAGCAGAACAGGAACGACTTAAAGCATTAACACAGTTTCATGAAGAAGAATTGAATCTTGAGCGCTCGTTGCAGGCATCAAAGATTGCTATCATGAAGGAAGGTGCCGAACGTAAAAAAGCGGAGGCAGAACTTGCCTATGATCAGGAATTAGACCGTATTAATCAGCAGCAACAGGCTTTTTTAGAAACATGGAATGCATCACAGGGATTTGAGCCGGGGAATGCAGGGTTTATTACCGAATTACCAGACGCAGAGGTCGAGAGGTTTACACAATTAAGGATTAATGCTGAAGCAAGGAAGAATCAGCAGATTGAGGAAATTAACCGGAATGCAGCCAAAGAAGTAAAAGCAATATGGCAGGATGTTAACGCAGTCTATTTAAACGATACTGAAAAGGAAATTGCCTCAGTTAACTCTCTTTACGAGGAACTGATAAAAAAGGCGAAAGAGGCCGGTATTGAAGATACGACAGACATTTATGCGGCATGGATAAAGGCAGTTGAAGAGGCAAATATTGACTCAGGAATGAGGCAGCTGCAGTTTGAAGAGGAAGTTGAGCTGCAACGTGCTGAGATTTCCACTCAGGGATTTAACCGGGAATTGTTGGTTGAGAAGAAAAAGCTGGAAATAACAAAGAAATACGCACAGCAGAAGATTGGCCTGCTGAAGAAATCAGGTAAAGAGGAAAGCCAACAGGATATTGAATTGCTTCAACTGTTCATAAAGTCAGCTAATGAAGGGCTGGAAGAATTAAACGAACAGACCTTATCTGATTCTATTTTTAAGATTGGAGAAATGGCAGCAGCCATGAAAGGTTTTTCTGATACTGTATTTGGAGCAGATTCACAACTAAGCTCCATGTTTGATGAACTTTCAAACGGAGCAGGTATCCTGGCAAATATCGCATCCGGTAACTTTATAGGGGCAGCATCTGGCATTTTACAAACAATTGCAGGATGGTATCAGCAGACAGTTACCTCGGCAGAGGAACTAACACAGGCAGAAAGGGAAACAAGAGAAGAGGCAATCCGAATCAATGACCTTTACAGGGAACGGCTTCTGCTTTTGCAATCATTAGGGTTATTGTCCCCGACAGAGGCAGCCATACAGGATGTTGACCTGTTAAATCAAAAATTGGATGAAGGGAAAGAGTCAATGGACGATTACCAGCAAAACTTTCTCCGAAACGGCGAATCAACATCTGCGACCATTAAGGAGATGCTTGATGCGGTATATGGGGAAGATTGGGGAGCTGCTGAAATGAGCGAAGCAATGAGCGACTGGGATGCTTTTTTTCAAAGTTATCTAAAAATAGTAGGGGGGACAGCCTATACGAATCATCCATTATCAGCCTTTAATTGGATACCCGATAAAGAACAATTTGCAAAAGACATAAATGATCTTTTAGGGATTGCCAGTGAAATTGAGGCAGTAAAAGAAAAAGAACGCAAAAGATTAACCCAAACGACTGCTGAATCGATTACCGACTCTATTATTGACGGGTTCAGAAACGGATATGAATCAGCCGCTGACTTTGCAGATACATTTGAAGATTATATGCGTGATGCAATGATCAACGCAATGGCTATTCAATATCTTGAAGGCCCAATGAAGATATGGAGGGGGCATTTTGCAGAATTCATGGAAGATGGAATTATTGATCCTGAAGAAAGAGAAAAGCTTCAGAACGGCTTTTATGATGCTGCGGGGAATTGGGTAGATGGATGGAATCAAATGGTAAATAAAGCCAATGAAGCCTCAGAAATCCTTAAGGATACTACCGGCATAGATTTGTTTGAAGGAAAGGCTAATAAGCAATCTGGATTAACTGGGCAAATTAAAGGCATTACAGAAGAAACAGCCGGACTTATTGCAGGTCAGTTTACCGCTATGCGTGAAATCGGGCAGAAGCAATACCTCACAGGGTTAGAGCAGCTCGATGCAATTAATCAATCGGTAACACAACTTGAGAGAATTGCAGATAATACTAAGTATAACAGGCACCTGGAGCAGATGTCCATTGACCTTAGCGACATGAACCGTAAAATCCAAAAAGATCTATAATGGAAAATCAAAAAACCAATGAGGCAATGGAGCAAAAAGCAATTAGATTGACAGCTCTCCTCCGGGATCAGAACAGCGTTAGCCAGGCAGTCTTAAATAACTTCATGGCAGCAGTGGATTTTATAGAATCAAAGGGATTAAAAAGTCAATTTAATGAATATTTGTTGAGTAGAAAAGGGGTGAATTAATGATTAATTTTTCTGTCATTATGGCTGATTTTCTAATATTTTCTAATTGAAAAATAAAGTGGCAATTCAAAATTCATTCATTTCGCTGATAACCAGCATGATATAAAAAAGGTAAATGTCATATAAATAGCTATATGTTAAATAAACGAATTAAATCTTATGAAAAATTCAAAACTGATCCTTTACAAATATGAAAGTTACGGTAACATTGAAGATGTCCGGAAATATATAACGGCTCGTTATTACAGATTTCTAGATTATGCCAATTTTCACGGCTCACAGGCCGGTATAGCAGACGAAGCAAACGACATTTTGAACGAAACCTTACTTTCTCTGTTCTCTAGAGATTTTGAATTATTGGTAAAGCTTTACCGAACAAAAAAGGCGCAATATTGCGAACTTGATTTTTTTGTCCTGAGAATGATAAAGCTTAATTGTTATTCGGCCACAGCACCCTACAGGAATAAATATAAATCTTCAGTTAAAATAGATACTGATGTCGATTTTTCAACATTGAGGATTGAGGCTCCTGAAGATGATGAGCCAATAGACAAAGCCGGGGAAACATTAAGACAATACCGGCTAGTAATGTATGTTGCAGATGCTCTAAATTTAACCGATTTTGAAAGGGATTGCTGGGAATTCAGATTTGTTCATAATCTGCCACATAGCCAATGGGATGGTCCGGAACCGAAACGGGTACTTTATGAAACATACAACATGGTCCGGGACTCAATTCATGAGGCCCTTTACCGGCATCAATTAACAGCACTTAAACCCAGTACAAAAACATATTATGGCAAAACCCGGAGGAGGGAGCTGGTTCAGGAGTTTTTAAGCACCCGGAAAATCCATTTAAAAAGAGAACATCAAAGTATTAATTAATATTTAAAAATAGAATATGAAAAAGATTTATTGGAGTAACAGTTATTCAATTCAGGAGCTTACAGAAAAGGTTACCAGGGTAAAAACAATCATCCAGGCAATCGTTGATCGATTCTCTGAGATTGGAGTCAAAGTTGAAAACATTAATCAGCTGGCAGGATTGGTTGATAACAACAGGAGGCTAATTGATGCGAACCTGCGGGATCTTGTATTTGAACAGCTATTCCCCGAAACTCCTGCGGGATTAAACCGGGAAAGATTCAGGGAAATAGCCGAATTACCAGACTTAAGCAACTTTGTAGAAACTTTTGAACCACTTACAGGTTACCTGGGGGGGATGGGAATTGCTGATGTTGTTAATTGGGAGGCATATTCCATACATGAGGGGAAAGTTGAAATCAATAAAGCTGAATTTGAAAAGCTTAAAGGCAAGTTCCAGGAGGTTGCAGAAACAGAAGAGGAGATTAACAGGCTAAAGGCAGTGAATGCAGTGTGCGCTGCATTAAATAACCTGGTGGATCTTGCCTCAGATTCTCCTGGTAATTACAGCATAAAAGGAGTAACAGAATATGATGAAACTTCAGGCAAGGTTGTACCGGGCTGGCTATTTGTAAAGAACGGCAATATTACAACAGCATCCTTTTACGGTTCAGGGCGTAAACCCGAAAGCCTGAAATCATCTCCCAAAGGAGGATCAGGAAGGTTATCCATTACAGCAGATACCCCAGAAGCAGAGAGGGCCGGGGCATTGGCAAAAGCCAGGAATTAAGACCAAAAAACAAGAGCTATGCAATCAACAGAGATCGAAAATATCTTAATATACGTGGACGAGGCTGAATTTGACCGGCACCTGCATTTGATCCGGGGGAGCCTCATCCCGGTTCTGAATAGGATTAAAGAACAATTTGAAATGCTTAACCTGGGGAACATTACAAATGAATATTTGAATGATATCCTATTTAATGAATGCAGATTGATTAAAAAACAGGTGACGGCAAATAAATTAAATGGGTTGCTGTTGGCTTGTGAAGAATTGGAACACCCGGGTAATTTTGAATTTGAGCTTATCAAAGATTTTCCCTCTGTTGACGATGAGGGAAACATTATACTTTCACCTGAAGCAATTGAGGGCATCCGAGAGATGAATTCTATTTATGCAATGACCAATGAAGGGCAGGAGCTGATGAAGGCTCACAGGGAGGCAGCGGAGGCGCTTAATACTTTCTTTAGATTGGTTAAGCAGAATATCAATCCAACACCTGAAAGTATTTCTGAGCTATTCTCTGTTGACAGGAGGGGCAATATTGAACCGGTGCCGCGTGAATATGATTTTTACTTTGCCAGGCAATCACAACAACCATTATGAAACAGAAGATCACACCAAAGCAGGAGAAATTTTGTGAAGAATACCTGGTTGATTTAAACGCAACTCAGGCAGCAATAAGGGCAGGTTATTCTGTTAAAACAGCCAATAGGATAGCCTCCCGGATGTTGTCAAAAGTTGACATTCAGGAAAAAATTCATGAATTGCAAAGGTTAGCCAGGGAGAAAGCAGAAATTACAAAGGAGGAGATTTTAAAAGAATTGTCATTGATTATCAGGTCTAAAGTTTCTGATTTTGATAATTCAAAGAATGAAATTCGAGACTTTTCACTGCTATCAAAATCGAAGATCCAGGCAATACAAACCTTTAACCGGATGCTTGGTTATGATGCTCCGTCGGATATAAACCTGACTCTGGAACAATTTCCGGAACCTGTTTTGGATGCACTGATTGAACGATTAATGAAAAAATAATTGTCAGATGAACACGAAAAAAGGAAAAATTGAATTACTGAAGGCCGTTGCTAATGGTGAGATTGATATAAAAAATCTTACCTCAATGCCGGTAATTGTGTCTAATGGAAAGGAGACTTTCTCAGGCCTGATGGTATCGGTAGCTGCAAAGAAATCGGGCAATGAGAATCCTGTTATTTATGTGGGGGAGGCTAAAGAATTGATCGAAAGTTGTTTGGCTAATGTTAAAACAAAAAGAAATGAACATTGAGGATTATTCCCGAAAGCAAAAAATTGAACTGATAAAAAAGATTCAGGAAGGGGCGCTTCATATTATCAATGGTGAAATCATCGGGGGGCCTGGGGTTGTTCTTGAGCAGAGGGGAGATGAATATTTTCTGAATGATAAGCCGGTTGATATTGATAAAATTGAGCAGGTAGTTGAAACTCTTATTATCCTACCTGCAAAAAATAAGGAGACAAACTGATTTTAATCGATGAGGTTTAATAGGTTCTGTAAATCCTGTTTCGAATTAATGGTATAAGTTTCTCCTTTGTGTTTTATGAAACCGGAAATATCATAACTGGACCTGTTGAATAATTCCCAGGGTTCAACATTCAATGCCTCTGCAATTTTTAAAATATTCTCAATGGTAATATTGCCGTCTAAATAAGAATGCAATGTTTGCCTGTTAACACCTAGCTTTTGAGCAAGGTCAGTTTTTTTGAGATTCTTTTTCTGTAGCAGAGTATCTATACAAAGATGATCCTTTGCTTTAATTTTGATTTTAGCCTTTGTCATAATATAACTTGATAATAATAAGCAAATATAAGCATTTATCAGAAATTTGTCGCAGTGAAACCTTACCAATCTAAAAATATATTCAATTATTATTTGTAAGGTTAAAACTTTACTTTATATTTGTTGTGTAAAGTTTAATTATTAAAACAATCACAATCATGAAAAATGCAATCGCTTTAATCAGTTTCTTTTCTGCCTCAATTTTGGCAGGAATCGGTATTGAAGATTTTAACACTCTGGCAATGGCCGGGGGAGTAGTTTTTATGGTATTAACAGTTGCAATGGTTATGTCGGAATGTGCAACAGATAAAAACAATGAATAGTCGAAGAATTAATAATTTTAAAAATCACAATCATGAATGAAAAACAATCACAATCAGTAGAAGTACAGGCACAAATCATTGATGGAAAAATAGTAATTCCAATGATCGGAGGCCCGGCACGTGAAATCAGCATTGAAAAGCTACAGGATCTTTTAGAGTTTGATGTTGCTAAAAGTTGCAATGATACAATATTAAACATTGGTCAAGTTGCTTGTCAGATGATAGCGAATGATATTCCCGATTTGAAAATGTATCGTGAATATTTTTCTGAGCCTAACGATTTGTATGTTTTGAGGTTGGTTGCTGAAGCATTTAGAAAATAACTTTTAAATTTATAGTCATGTTGAATACAACGAAAACGAAATCCAGGAGGATCATTGTTGAAAAAGTTGATTGTCGTATTGATCCACGCATAAAAAGAGAGTTTTTCAGAATCTCTATTGATGGTGAAATGGGTTTAGAAGTATCTCCGGATGAATTTTTTCACCTGGGGAAGATTGCCAAATCCTATCGCAAAGCTAAAAAGAGGGATGTTCAGGAGCTGGCATAAATAAAACAAAAAATAATACTTTAACTTTATAGATATGACTGAATTATTTAACACAAATCTTCATCCCAATAAAGAACCAGAATATTTCTACCTGGTATCTGAATTTGTTACAACATTTGGGAAGGATGCTGGTAAACAAGAACCATTTAGTAATGACGAAATCTTCAAAGCTAAGGATTTGAAAACTGCAAGAATAAAAGCAAATTCATACTTTGATGAGAGAATGGAAAAAGTTGACAAAGGGGAAGTAAGTTATTTTTTGCCTTTTGATTCTCCTGATGAATTTGAATTTGGGAAAAATGCTTCATACAGCATTACGATTTATCTTGTGGAACACTATTCTGACAATGAAGAATATCTGCACCCTGTTCGTGGGGAGGATGAGGAAAGTATGGCAGAGGGGTTGGAAACTGAACAAAGTTTATTTAATAAATAAGCCTTTCAATTTTTAAGGTCTTTTTATGTTGCTGATATATTTTACACTGAGTAATGTTCTTAATTTCCATTTGCAGTAATACCTGAAAAAGAGAATGATAAAGCCTTTCAGTAATGGGAAGGCTTTTTTTCTTAATGAATTTCAATTTATTATCAAACAACAATTCATTTTATATGTTATTATATAAGGTTTGGTTTTGGTTTAGTTTTTAGGTTATAAGCCCTGGTTCTCTCGAACCGGGGTTCTTTTTTTTAGCTCAAAGCACAACACGTTATATTTTAAATTGATAATTAATCTTTGTTTGTTTGATGTTCTTTCAAGGCGGCAGAGTAAATGCCTGAATGAACAGATTAAATGCCGGTCCTGAAATATGGGCCGGCATTTTTTTTGCCTACATAACAGCCAGTTAAAAAGGAAATCATTAAATTGCCTAAAAAATCTTAAATTCACAACCATGAAAAAACTAATTTTATTTACTTTTTTCCTTTCCGTTGCTATTCTGGCAAACTCTCAAAATGACATGAGTTACACAGTTAAAGAAGAATGCTTGTGTGCCTCATCTGAGGACAATTTTACAAAGCTGAATAAGATCTCATCCAGGAGGGATCAGGCGGCATTGATGGAAATGATAAATGCTAAAGAGGCATTTATTTTAGAAAAAAATGATAGGGTTGAACTGGTCAAGGGAGGAATTGGTAAAAGTACTGTAAAGGTTTTAAGCGGCAAACTGAAGGGCAGGACTGTTGTTGTAAGCTCTGAGTTTATTAAAAAGACATAGAAACCATTATTGTCCCGGAATTGCTTATACTATTCAGCCAACAAAATACCAATCAAAGGCAGATTTTTATAAAAAAGATTGAATAAAAAAGACTGAAAACGGCAGGAAAACGGCAGTCAAAGAAAAAAGAGCTGCAGAATTAATTTCCGCAACTCTTTGATAATCAATAAGTCGGGGTGACAAGATTTGAACTTGCGACCCCTCGCCCCCCAGACGAGTGCGCTACCAGGCTGCGCCACACCCCGAATCAAATACTTTTACTTTAAGAGATAGCACCAGTCCGGCTGTATCGTTCAATCTGACCTGTCCAGCCTACCAACTGAATGCCCTACCCCTAAAAATTTAGTGCGTGCAAAAGTAACGCTAGAAATCCGTTTTGCAAAACTTTTTATGCACTACCGGTCATTTTTTTCCAGGTCAATCAATAAATTCTATTTTCAATTTGTTATATCAATTGAAAATCATGCAATACAACCTTTAAGTTTTGTACTTTTGCATTTCAAAAAAAAAGATTAACTGTTATGTTTAAACCGCTTAATATTGATAAGAATGATGATCGTCATTCCGAAAAACCAAAAGATGTTGAAAAGGTAAGATGCCTGATAATTGGTTCAGGACCTGCAGGATATACGGCTGCCGTTTATGCAGCGCGTGCCAATCTGAACCCTGTAATGTATGAAGGCCTGCAGCCCGGTGGGCAATTAACCACCACCACCGAGGTTGAAAACTATCCCGGCTATCCCGAGGGTGTTACCGGTCCGGTAATGATGGAGGATTTCAAAAAACAGGCTGAACGTTTCGGAACAGATGTTCGGTGGGGAATGGCTACAAAAGCCGATTTCTCAGATCTTCCCCACAAAGTTTGGATCGATGACAAGAAAATAATTGAAGCCGATGCAGTTATTATTGCAACTGGTGCCACCGCAAAATACCTGGGCATTGAGGATGAAAAGAAGTATGCCGGGGGCGGTGTTTCGGCCTGTGCTACCTGCGACGGGTTCTTTTACCGTGGCAAGGATGTTGCTGTTGTTGGCGGCGGAGATACTGCCTGCGAAGAAGCCCTGTACTTATCGGGCTTATGCAGGAAAGTGTATATGGTTGTGCGCCGCGATGTACTCCGGGCTTCCAGGGTAATGGCCGACCGTGTTAAAAAAACGCCAAACATCGAAATCTTGTGGAAACACCAGACTAAAGGATTGCTTGGCGAAAAAAATGTGGTGGAAGGTGCAACTCTCATTAAAAACAAGGGTGAAGCTGATGAAGCGGAAGTGAAAATTAAAATCGACGGTTTTTTCCTGGCCATCGGGCATAAACCCAACTCTGATATTTTCAGGGACTACCTTGAAAGCGATACGGTAGGGTACCTAAAAACCATTCCGGGAACTTCGAAAACAAATGTACCAGGTGTGTTTGCCTGCGGCGACGTTCAGGATGCAATCTACCGGCAGGCCGTTACTGCGGCGGGCACAGGCTGCATGGCAGCCATGGATGCCGAAAGGTATATCTCCGAAAAGTTTCACTAA